ATTCCCCTCCCCGCTGAAGCAGGGAGTCCCCTACGGAGAGAATTATGGGAAACCAGCTTTCATTCTGTGGCCTCGCATAATTCTTGGTGTCCCGTATGCGCAAAAAATAATAATGTTCACGAGAATCTATTCAGGAAGGCAATTGAGAATGTGGCCAGCGCAGAATTCCCGACAGTTACACCGGATTGGCTAAGAAATGAATCTGGATACCAACTTGAAATAGACGGCTTCAATGAAAAACTGATGATCAGCTTTGAATATCAGGGAAGGCAGCACTTTGAATTTGTTGAGCTTTTCCATTTAGCGATCAAGTCGGCTCGGACGGAGCCGCCAGGCGATAACGTAGATCATGGGATCAAGCGTAGCCTGGGAAGCTCCCTGCTTTAGCGGGGAGAGTCGTCACTTCGATATGAGTGGCCTAGAGAGACGAAAAAGTAATGACGCTATTAAAGAGCGTATCCTAGATAGTCGTGGGGTGATAATGTTGTATCCGAATTATAAACTACCAATATCAGAGTATGAGGATTTTATTCGCGCCAATTTGCCTGGTGATAAATATGGCTAAATACAATGAATTAGGGGTGCCCGGCGCCCTTCAGTATAATGGAGTAATTTCAGAGTCTTGGATTAGAGACTTACGATCTAGCGCGCGCAAGATAAAAGTCTTCGATGAGATTAGTCGTCTTGATCCGGTTGGTGGAGCCATGCTCCAGACCACACGCATGTTTCTTCAGGGCGCGCGTTTGCATGTGAAGGAAGGCGGCGACACGTCAGCAGACAAAGACAAGGCCGCGTTCCTTGAGCGCAATCTCCACAATATGTCGAAGTCATTCGAGGACGTTATTGGCGATATCGTATACTTCCTTGTTTACGGATGGATGGATATGGAGATCGTCTACAAAAAGGGAGACGAAGGCGGCGTAGAGTGGCGCAAGTGGGCTCCGAGGCATCCAGTAACATTAGACCGCTGGGAGTTCGATGAATCCGGCGGACTAAGCGGAATGTGGCAGTCGTGGCAGGGGAAAGAGGTTTTTATTCCTATTGAGAAGTTGCTGCATTTCACCACTACAGGAGCTGGTAAGAACAACGTCGAGGGCATTAGCTGCTTTGAGTCAAGTTATACATCATGGTTCTTTGTTAAGAACTTGTCTATCCTAGAGGCAGTTGTATGCGAGCGCCTATCTGGAACGCCGACAGTCACATTACCAGAAAACGCAGAGACAGATGAAGGTAGTGCAGACGTAATCCGCGCAAAGCGAGTAGCAAGAAACATCAAGCTCGGCGACGATATGGGCCTAACCCTGCCTTACGGATGGGGCTTTGAGTACAAAATGCCTGCGCATGGGCCAGCCATTAGCATAGGCGAAGTTATTAAGCGCCATCAAGAAGACGAAGCTAGAACAATGATGATGGATTTTATCATGATCGGCGGAAGCGGCGGCTCGTACGCAATGATTAAGGACAAGTCGTCTCTATATATCATCGCGCTAAACACATATTTGAACAAAATAGCAGCGGTTATCAATCGCCATGCAGTCACGCGCCTATTCGAGCTAAACAATATGCCCGAGACCGACGCGCTACCAGAAGTCTACTTCGACAAGATCTCCAAGATTGATGTTGGGGACTTCGCGACCATCATCAGCTCACTATTCAACGCGGGCGCCATTACATACAATATGGAGACCGAGAATCAGGTAAGACGGATGATAGGTATTGAGCAAATAGATGAGCCGGGACTATTGCTAAAGCCCAACCTGCCCGCGCAGCAATCTCCAGGAGAACCGCCAGACGGCAAAGAGGCTGATGAGGTAAAACTTCCAGCAGAGCAAGACGTTGAAATGTCTGAGTTTGCGAATTCATACACAGCCGGTTCAGCAGGGGCATTCACAGCATCTGTCGCGCAGGAGGTGCTCCGCATCTACGAACGAGAGCTTGGAGCACTACCAGAGGATCTCGCCGGTAAGGACGAAGATGAATGGGCCGACCTTATTGACGTCTATATGGATAAGTTCTTAGACGAAGTTAAGGGAAGCCTTGCAGAGGGAATGATTGCGGCATGGATTAAGTTTGTTGGGGACCGTCCTCCACTAGAAGGCTACAAGGCAATCGTTGACGAGCTGATGTTCCAAGCTCACTACCTAGACACGAATCTAAGAAAGTCTCTATCAGTGGCAATCATTGACAAACTAAGAGAGCTAGGAGGGAATTCCAAAGACATTATAGTAGATGCTATACGTGGCGTCATGGCGTCATTTACGTATAGATTACGCATGTACGCTAGCTCTTCATACAAGATCTTTGGGAATCATGCAACAGCGTGGAGGGCTAAGTTACGCATAAACAATGTATTCCCGCGCAACAAAGTGCAGATGGACTGGAAGATAGGACGCATATACAGCGACGGCGTACTAGCAAAGAATTTCACTGAGAACGACGAGCGCGTATGCTCTGAATGTGAAGAGCTAGAGGATCTTGGATGGACTGACCCCAAGAACATTAAGCCCATTGGGCAAAGGTTGTGCGGAGGCAGCGACCGTTGCTACATCACATACAAATATCATGGACGCAATTTCTAAGTATCTGCTAGAGCACGAAGACCTAGCTCAGATTATAGGGTTGGTATTCCTCACATTCCTCGGGACGGTAATAGTCTTGTGCATATTGTGAGTCGTATAGGTATAGAGATCAATGGAGTTGTATGCGATCTCCTGGCGTCTGCATACAAAGCGTTCGGAGACCCGAGGCAACCTGAAGCATACAGCATACAAGAAATGTATCCGACAGTATCTGACAGGGACATATGCTTATGGCTAGAAAGTAGAAGTACATACGCAAAAATACCAGCCATTCAGAACTCTATAAGCTGCGTAAATGAACTGCTGCTACAATACGACGTATATGCAATTACTAACAGAATACCAGAGCTACTAAGAGTAACATGTGAATGGCTTTCTGAGAACGGGCTTGATGGTCTCCCGGTAATATGCACGCACATGAAGTCAGAAGAGGTACAAAATCTTGATCTAGACTTCTTTATAGAATCAAACGCAGACGATGCGCGCATGCTATCAAAGATATGCAAAACATTTATTGTAGACAAACCGTATAACAGATTCGGGACAAAAGATGCAATAAGAATATTAGAATTGCGTCAAATACACGATCATCTGAGGTAAATATGGAACAGGAAATATCAGCAGACGTGGTGGTGAGATATCTATCACTGATCAGGTATCTTGAAGACAATAACGGATACGGAAACTATGTAATCACAATGCATGGCAAAAGGCCTGTTAAAATAGCCAGGGTGCAAAAGCAACGATCCCTAAATTCATGGATAGATATTCGTGAACATGGGACCGACAGCGGGCTATAGAACTGCTTTAAGGTTGCGCGTAGTTTGCTACTGTTGTTAGAATTAGCATAAATGTATACACAGGACAGCACAATGCAAAACGATTTACATTTTCTAATTCCATTCGAGGGATACACATCCGACGATGGATGGCGGCTATTCTTCCCATTCAGGGAAGTGCATCACATGGGCATTACCAAAGACTTCACAATAGAAGATGGTGAAGAGATGGTAACGAACTTCAAGCGTCCCGTGCCAGACTACAAGTTGCCTGTCAATGAGAGACACGATGACAGTGCTGGTATTTACGGATTCGTTAGTGATTTACGAATCTCGGACCGTGGCGTCGAATGGCTTCCTGAATTCAGGGAAGGCGCCGTTGACACATTAAAGAGCAAGGGCTATTTATACTCCTCGCCAGAGGTGTGGTTCAACGGGTATGAAGACGTAAGCGGAAAATACTATAACAACATTGCACTTGGCATGGCAATTACGCCGCGCCCGAGACTCGGGTCAGCGACGCTTGTATTCGAAGACGGAAATTGGGTAGAGCAAAATAATTCGGAGGAATCTATGTCTGAAGACATCACCGCCTTGAGCGAGGATAACGTTGAGCAGATTAAGCAGATCGCGGAAGATGCTGTAAAGCATAACTTTGGCGAATGGCTTACCAGTTTGTTCAAGAGTGAACCCGCGATCGAGGACAACGAAAGCGAGCAGGATGCTGGCGAAGACAATGCACAGGAGTTTGCTGATCAGCTGCAGGGAAAAGATGCTGAGATCACCGCTCTCCAAGAGGCGTTGTCGGAAAAAGACAGTGAGCTAGTTGCGTACAACGAAGCAAAAGAGAAAACAGAGCGCGAACTGCGAATGCTTAAATTCTCTGACACTGCCAGCAAGATTGAGGGGCTGCCTGAAGAGGCTGCTGATTTCGCAGAAGTTCTTCTATGGCTAGAGGACAGTGACGGCAGCGAGGGGAAAGTCTACTTCGCACGAGTCGTGAGTGTTCTTGAGACATTGGGGAACCGCGAGAAGATGGCCGCGCTGTTTGGCGAGATTGGCCATGAGGGTCATGTCGCAGAATCAAATGACTCCAAAATTGAGAAGCTTGTAGCCACAAGTGAGGCCGGTGGAATGTCGCGCGGCGAGGCCCTGGTAGCTGTATTCAGCGAGCATCCTGAGCTATATGCAGAATACGATGCGGAACACACGAAGAATATTTCTAGTATTGATATTGTAGGAGAAGTATAATATGGCAAAGCAATATGAAGGGATTGACATCCCACTCAAGGCTTACGATGATATGTCGGACTACGCTTACTATTTTGTTGCTATGAATGGTAACGATATTGCCGATGTGTGCTCTGGGGCCACTGATGTTGTTGTTGGCGTGTTACAGCATGGTGGAACCACAGGCCAGGGCTGCAGCGTCCGAATCGCTGGACACACGAAGATTACGCTTGGCGAGACCGTTACTGCTGGGCAGTTGGTCGGCACGAGCACGACCGGCACGGCTGACACAGTCGTTGCTGGAACTGATACCACCGTCTATGTTGCTGGCATCTGCACTGTGGGTGGCAGCTCCGGCGAGATTGGCGAGATGATTTTGCTGCCGCGCGGTCGGGCGCAATAATAGGAGAATAGAAAATGCCAGTTTATATGCCTTCAGCGTCTGACGTACACGTCAACAAGATGTTGACTGAGGTTCTTGTAGGTTACGAGAATCTTGAGTACATCGCAGACCAGATCTTTCCCGTTGTAACCGTCTCTAAGCAGACGGACATTATCCCGGAAGTCGAGCAGTCCGCTTTCTTCCGCAACCAGGGCGACATCCCTCTGGGCGAGGCTGATATTCCTGCCGCGATCGGTTATTCGGTTGACACGTCTAGCACGTATCGCTGCAACAAGCATGCCTTGCGGCACTTTATCTCCGATGACCGCCGTGCAAATGAGGACGCCCCGTTCGATTCTGACCGAGACGCCACATTCCTAGTGACGAATGCACTGTCGTTACAGCGCGAGCGCGCCTGGGTTTCTGATTTCTGGAAGACCAGCGTTTGGACCACGGACAAAGTTGGCGGGACTGACTTCGACAAGTTCTCGGATTACGGTTCGAGCGAGCCTGTTGAGGTGATGCGCGAATACAAACGCACCATCCGCCGCATGATTGGGCGAAACCCGAACACCTTGGTGCTTGGCGACCTAACTCGCGATGTGCTGATCGATCATCCTGACGTTCTAGAGCGCATCAAGTACACCGAGCGCGGAATTGCCACCACTGACCTCTTGGCCGCGCTGTTCGATATGGACCGCGTGCTGGTTGGCGAGAGCATCTATACCGCTGACGCCGAAGGTACCGCTGAGGCTAGCGTGTCTTATACTGCTAGCTGGGATGACGACGCGCTGATGCTTTATGCGCCCAGTCGCCCGAGCATCTTCACACCCTCCGCCGGATACACATTCGTGTGGAATACCGGGATGGGCAATGGAATCCAGTACATGCGCAAGTACCGCGACGACGTTCGTGGCGGAGATTGGGTTGAGGTTCGCAGCTATTACGATCAGAAGTCAATTGTCGAAAATGCTGGATTATTCCTCAGCGATTGTGTAGACGCAGTAGCCTAAGGGATTTTGACGAATGGGAAACTATACTGGTAAATGGGTAGTAGCCAGGAAGTCTTTCGGATACGCCGGTTCACAACGGTA